GCGGCGTATGTGCTGACAGGTGTGACGATCAGCCAGACGTTACCAGTGTTTACCGTGATGCTAAAACCAGTCGCAGCAGGTGCCGCATACTGCGTGTTCTGCGTGACTGTTGTGACGTTGGCGTTCACATAGTCCATCAGGGTTGTGATCGATGCCTTGCGGCTGTCACCGTTGTTTGTGGCCCAGACAGCAAGCTGATCGCCGCCCTGCACTGAACTCACAGATGAAAGTTGGTTAATGTTTGCCATGTCTTACTCCAGATCAAGGATACCGTCAGAACCAACGGTAAGAGGGTCTTGCGGTTCACGCAGGAACGGGTTGTTGTAATAACGCCAGCCTTTGTTGCCAGCACCAGCAGGGATTGTCTCGTTGCCAAGCTGCATCTCAACAGGCAGTGCAGAGTTTGCAACCACCTCGTTATATGCTCGCTTTGCAGAGGATCTTGTATCAGGGCTGACAGTTTTGCCAAAGCCAGCAGAGATGCGAATAGCCAAGTTGAGATACATGGCTTCGATCGCACTGTCAGGCACGCCAATCTCTTGATCCAAATCGCTGTCAGCAGGCGAAGAAGGCAACGGATACCCAAGGCGAATACCTTTGGCGTTCCACGTTGCCATCATGCTATCTAGGCGCCGCAATGCGCTATCAAGCTGCTGCGGCTGCAAATCAAAGACATACGAAGCAAGACCGATTTCTTCGAATGCCTGTTCGACAATATCACGCTTCGTATATGCCATTTCTTATTCCTCTTTGGCTTTCGCCACACGTTTCTTTGCAGGCTTTTTCGCAGGCTTCTTGGCTTCGTCTGTAGACTTAGCCCAGCCCTCTTTAACCTTGGCTGCAACGTCACCTTCGTCAACAATGATGTAATCAAAAATGTCGCCGTGGATCTCATGCTTACCTGGGTGTTTATAAAGCATCACGCTCATGTGTATCTCCCTTCGAGAATAGGGTGGGACCGAAGCCCCACCCAAAGATCATTAAGTCTGCGAGAACAGCATGATGCCAGCCATCTCAGGCTGAAGCAGTGCCACACCATACAGAGTGTCCCAACGATACTTGGTTTTCTGCGTGTTGATGTCGAACTGTTTCTGCATCACCAACTCAACACCCTGATCGGTTGTTGCGCGCATGATGTCTGCACCAGCATCCGTTGGAACTGCAAGCGAAGCTGGGAGAAGCTCGATTGCATCACGGTGCCAGAAGCAGTTCACAGGTGCTTCAACAGTGTTCAGGAATGTGATTGCCGCGCCATCAGCAGGCGTTGCAGTTACGTTCTGATACTGTGCTTCCGCATCAGTCGAGCCACCGTTGGAAACGATTGCAGGGCTGATTGTGATTGTGCCAGAACCGCCAGCGCCAGACACGATGCCTGTGACGCGGAACGTCTTCAGTTGGCCTGTGTCTTGCTTGGTGATGTGGTGAACAGCGTTTACGCCAGCGATGGTGAACGCATCGCCAACAGCCACAGTTCCTGAACCAACAGCAACAATCAGAGACTGTGTGCGGTTGCCTACGTTAGAAACCTCACCAGTTGCAGCAGTAGATGTTGCAGCAGGTGTGTGATACTGGTTTGCGCCGTTTACAGTAACGGTTGTGCCAGCAGCAGCAGCCAGACGGTTTGCGTAATCCATTTTGAAGGTCTGGAAGCCAGCAACTTCACCAACATACGAACGACGATAGGCTTCGGTCGGGATGTTGTTCATGGTTTCGCGTGCCGCCAAGTCAGACGCCATGCCGTTATAGTCGCGGCTGGAAAGCGCAAAGTTGCGGTTATCCATCATGACGCCTTGCTCGTTCATCAGAGCATCAGCTTCTGCAACGTCAGCATAACCACCAGCAGCAGTTGTGCGTTTTGCAACGATTGTGCCTTGGTTAGAAGCAACAGACAAAACAGACACGTTGATGTCAGATGCCAGCTTCTGTGCCGCAGCGGAACCAAGACGGTTCTCTTGCAGTTGGTCACGCATCTCTTTGGCTGTCAAAAGCGCTGTTGAGTGCTTCTGGTAGCCAATAGTTGCTGGAACAGAAAGCTGAGTGCTGTCGCCAAAGTTGGAAGTTGCATCTGCACCGTCATAAGACTGAGCGATGTAGGGCATTGGACGTGAGATGGTGTCCGAAGAACGCTCCATCATTTGGCCACTTGTGTTGTATTTGCTGACCAGCGACGAAAGCACAAGTGCATCGTTAAAGCCTGCCAAGATGTCTTCAAACGCTACGCGTTCTTCTTTGGAAAATGAGTTAGCCATTTTCTACTCCATAAAGTTTAAGCTGATCGCTTCTGCTTCTTATAGCTGAAAACCTTAGAATAGTCTCCAGTTCTTTCCGCTTCCGCTCTCAGACGTTCAAGGGTGTTGTCAACCGATCCAGAAGGACGACCTGTGCCGCTGATCTTCTTTTCTGGCTTAGATTGTGCCTTACGTTTTGTGACTTTCAAATTGGTCTCCAATTTTGCCACCGCAAAGGCGAACTTTACGGGATCTGTAATTGACGAAATTTCCTTCGCTTTCTTCGGGTTCTTGCCAAGAGCATAAACGACCAAGGCAGGGTTTTCCGCACCTTGAACAATCATGCCTTGCTGCATAACGCTAAGAGTATCTTGCACCACATCTTCGGCATGCTCATAGTCTCTGACTTTTAAGCCTGCCTTAGAAGAGTGATAACTCTCCAACTTGCTTTCCCATTCCTTCTGCACAGCTTTTTGCTCTGCTTGGACTGAGGCTTGTTGTTCGTCATGCTGGCGCTTCTTTTCATACCACGCAGCAAGTTCCGTCTCATATAGCTCGGTGTCGTAATCCGTGCCTTCGAGTGTGGGCTTTTGGCCAAGAGGTTGACGCGCAGGCGCTTGCTCTTGCTCCAGTTTCTCTAGCTTCTGTTCCAACTCTTTAGCGCGGCGCTTTTCCTCACGATACTATTTGCGAAGGTCACGAACCCATTCAGGAGCGCGTGCTTCTTCTTCGTCTTCTGGGTCAGGCGCTTCCCCATCGATAACGACCATAACATCGGCTTCATCTTCAGCTTCGGCCTCAGTAGGTTCGCCCTCTTCAAAGTCACCATCCAGTTCAGCGTCTTCCGCTTCACCTTCATCAATGTCTTCGTCAAGTTCGTCCTCTGGCTCCTCAACTTCAGTTTCATCAAGTTCGATGTGTTCGTCTATTTCTGCCTTATTAAGTTCCATTAGATCCTCGTTCAATTCTCACCCATCATTGTGTGCGTCTGGGTGGCTGACGCATTCCTGGCCCAGTAACTACGTTCTGTAGCTTCTGGGCTGTGTCTACTACGTTCGAGCGCTCTTTTTGCTCAATGCCTGCGAGCGTCTCGATCGTCTTGGCGCGCGTCTCTTCTGTTCGCGCTGCCGTGTATTCTGTATCGGCCATTGCCTTCTGTGCCTGAGCCTGAGACTTCGCAGCCTCCGCTTCAAGATACATAGACTGCGGATCTGTCTGGCCTTGAAGCTGTTGAAGTTCTGCCATCAGTTCTTCTTGCTCTTGATCTGTTGGCTCAACAACGCCCATGCGGATCAGCTTCTTACGGAAGTATCCACGCACCTCACCAATGCCCTCGCCTTCCATGTTCATCATGGCCATAGAGCCAAGAACCTGCTGCGTCTCTGGGTCAGTGGCCAACTGCATCATGCCCATCAGCGAGCGAACAGTTGCGGCACGCTTAGAAGACGATGACGGGCCAACCTCAACAGAAACGTCAAACTTGGCTTGGCTCAGATCGTTCTCATATTCGACTTCGCCTGTCTCTTGGTTCAGAACAGGCTTGCCCAGTTCGATGCGGTGCAGTTCGCCCTGTGTCCCCATGCCCTTCATCTTGCGACCAGGCTCAACCATGATTTCGCGTGACATAGACAGCCAGATCTCACCAGCGCGCTTGATCGCCTTGGCCATGTTGCTCATGTAGATGAACGACTGCATGTCCAAACGGTTCTGGATCAACTCAACAGCTTTGCCAGAGATGTTGGACTGCATTTCTTCGCCAGCTTCTTGGTTGCCCAGAAGGTCAGAGATGTCTTGCTCTGTGATCTGCAACAGACCAGCCAACGCAGGCGGCACAACAGGCGGCTTGGTGTAGCCAATCGGACCAGCAAGGCTTTCGTTGCCATTGGCGTCCGTCACTGTGTTCAGCAGAAGATATGGGTAGTTCTTCAGGTTGTCTTCTGCCCACATCATTTCAAAGCCTGCAACTTGCTCTGGTGTGAACAGTGGCTTTTCAACAGTGGATAGCGCGGAGATTTCGCCCAGCTTAGATAGCTGCATGTTCTTCAGACGCTGTGCATCCTTGGCCATGCGAACGTGACCCATGCAGCGTTCGATGTTATCAATGAACCAGCGCTTGCCATAGACAGGAACGATCGGGATTTCCGTGCCTGCGATGTAGCCAGCATCATCCAAGATGCCAGATCCAGACATGATGTATTTACGAACCTTGCGGCGCTTGACGCGTTTCTGGCGAACCTCAATCGTGCCAATAGCCTCAAGTGTTTCCTCAAGGTTTTCATCTTGATCGAAGTCGCTCTCGCTGTAACGCTCTTCTTCACCGTCGATGGTTTGGAAGATGCGGATCAGTTCAGAGGCTTCTTCGACGCGGTAGACCTCCGCAACATAAACCATGTCAGGCGTTGCCCAATCAAATTCATACTGGTGGATTTCCTTGGGCCATGAAGCTGGATCATCGTCATACTCAGAAATGTAAGCATCGCGCGTCATGGCTGTCAGAACGTAGCACAGGCGTGCATCTGACTTGTCTTGGCGCTTGGCGTCCATGTCAAAGAACACGGTGCTGTCAGCGTCATAAATCGGCTCTATGCGGATGCGCTGGTTGTCGTTGTCTTCGTCGTATTCGTCTTCGTAAACAGAACGAAGGCGGAACGCACCAAAGCCACCGCCAACAGCTTCCTCAAACGCGTTGTCATACGCTTCATCTGCGGCGCTGTCTTCTTCGTCTGCACGGAACAGGCTGTCACAAGTATCGGCCAGCTTATCGTCTTGGTCGCCATCCTTGCTGACAAAATCAACAGTGATGCGGTTGTTGCGGTATTCGTTGATGATCCGCATGACGCTGAGATGGATCTTGTTGACCTCAAAGCGCGGCTTGTTGTTGAACTGTTCTGCAAGGTTGCCTTCCCACTGCGCACCAGCAATGGAGTAAAAGCGACGATCCTCAAGGCACTGCAAACGCTCTTCGCGCATTGATCCTTGGATGCTGTCAAACTCCAGAAGCGCTTCTTCGTGGACATTTGCCAGACGTTCTTTTTTGGTCATTCTTGCCACGACATAGCCTCGCAATAAAATTTGCCTGTATTATAAGATAGATTGACAGAAAAAACAATCACCGTGCAATAGGCATAACATTCGCTATTGGCTTGGCCTTTGCCTTCTTCTGACCATTGGCCCTTCGAGCGCCTTCGCAGGCATATCGGATCGCATCAATAACGTGGTTATCTTTGTCTTCAAGCACTGGCAAAACGCGCCCAGTCGCAGGATCGGTCTTGTAGCTGTAAAGCGTCAATTCATCGATTGTGTGCTGGCAACGCGGGTGAACTATAACATCAAATGACTTCAACCATTCTATGCCTTCTTCAACAGACTTTGGACCCTTCACAGCAGCATTGATCTTTGGAAAGCCATTCTTGCGCATGTGGCTGATTGTTTCTGGTCGCGCGCTGTCTGCGGTCATTGGCCATTTTTCGGCCTCTGGTATCGTCATAAACAGCGAAGGCGTGTCCACGATTTCGCAGCCGACCTGATAACATTCGTAATCGATGAACAGCTTGCGCCCGATAATATGGCAACGAACGCCAACGGTCGGATCGGATGCAAAACCCCAGTCTGCCCCAAGGCGGTGGATCGCATCAGGTGGCGCGTCAAATTCTTCAACCGTCCAGTTTTTAAACACCCGCGTTGCGCTGTTGCGGACGTATTCGCCTTTCCAAACGTGAGCATACTTGTCTGGATCGCGGCGCTGATCGTAACGCATTTCGTCCTGTAGAACGTCAGGGAACCACGGGTTGTCGCTGTAGTTCACCTCAACGCAAACGCTGTCAGGCGGCGCTTCTGGCCCACGCATCAGCCCTTCGATCGGATCGTCTTCATATCGCGGGTTCCAGCTAAACCAAAGCTGCGAACCTGGCTTACGAATGGTCGGGCGCAGAAGGTCCAATGAAAACTGGCTGATTGATTGCGCTTCCTCCACCCAAGCAACATCGAAGCCTTCAAGCGACTTGATGCTGTCTGCGGTGTGGTTCTGCATCCCCTGAAAGATGATGATACCGCCGTGAATGGATTTGATCTGCGCCTGCTGCACATCGAACATATGGCCAACGCCAAGGTCTTGTATTTTGTTTTCGATCAGCTTCTTGACGGATTGCGCCAAAGACTTCTGCACTTCACGAACGCACACAGCGTCCACACGCTCCATGATGCTACGCTCAACCAGCATTTCCGCAAAGAAGTGCGACTTGCCCGATCCGCGACCACCATATGCGCCGATGTAACGAGCATCGTCTTGCTTTATGATTGGAACCGACCAGCGCGGAGTTTTAATGTCCAGCTTCATTCTGCTTTCGGGTCAACGATCGTGCGCTGAATAGCAACAGGGATCGACCCGCCATCTGGCCCAGACAGTTCCTGCTTATCGGTTTGCTTCAGCATTTGCTTGCCAAGCCAAACCAGCATTGTTGGGTTGCCATCCTGTGCTGCTTTCCATTGCGCTCTACGCAAAGATGCTTTGCCTTCGCCTTGGTGTTTTTTATAGAGGGCTTCAAAATTGGTGACGCCTTCTATTTTTCGCTCTGCAATTCGGCGTGTAAGCGTTGTGTCACTCATGCCAAGAACGTCACAAATTTCATCGCGTGTGCATTGGATACGGATCATGTTTACAAGCTGCTCAAACTCTTTGTCTGACATTGGCTTGCTTGGCCCCTTTGGTCCTGTCTTTGCCATTATGCTGCCTCACGTTCTGATTTCAGTTCGTCATAGGTCTGCTCAGTTCCCTCAAGCGTAGCTTGTTTTCCAGTGAAATCCTGCCAACGCTTGATGATGACGTCGCAATACTTGGGGTCAAGTTCCATAAGCCTTGCCATCCGTCCGTGCTTTTCACAGGCGATAGCGGTAGTTCCAGAACCTGCAAAGCTGTCAAGAACTAGGTCGCTGCCTTTGGTGTTGTTAAGCATCTGGTATTCAAATAATTCAACTGGCTTCATAGTTGGGTGTTCGCCGTTGCGGCTTGGTCTGTCAAACTCAAGAATTGTTGTTTGCTTCCTGTCAGTCGCCCACAAGTGCGCAGCGCCATCCTTCCATCCGTAGAGGCAAGGCTCATGCTTCCAATGATAATCTTGCCGCCCCATAACCATC